GTGCATGATGCATGAAAACAAGCATGTTTTAGCAAGTAACTTGCGTGCTTGTTTCGGTTTCCTGACTTTGCATAAAAGTACAAAACTAGCGGAAAGAATACTTACAAAGGAGAAACTAGCATGAAAGATCCTAAGTTAAAAGATTTCACATATGCACATTATCTCAAGGTTACCACAATTTCTGGAGGTTCTAGCATTCCAGCAGGCGTTAAACTTGTCTTGCAAGGTGCTTGGTATCGCATAACGCATGACGGGCTAATTCGTACTTTTTGCGGGGAAACTTACAATAAAGGTTGGAAGGAGAAACTAGCATGAAACACGCATCACAACTCTTTCCAATCGCCTTGGATCGCTTACTTGAGATAGGCGAGAAAGCGAGGAAACAAAGAGAGGATAGGGAGCGTGCTAGGCGTGTTGCATTGCCCCGTAAACCGGGGGCATGCATGCATGGTGCGCGCAAGGAGAAACAAGCAAAACAATTACAATTACAACTCAAATAATTATGAAAGAATCAATACTTTGGGGCATCAAAAAGGGAGATCCGGATTGGATGCAAGAAATCATTACAAACGACAAACGCAATTTTGAGAAAGCGAGAGCTTGGGCAAAGAGAAACGGGTTTGATCGTTTTAGAGTTGCTGAAATTAACATGAGTCAAGCGCCTGACTTTACGAAAACATTACAAACAAGGATATAATTATGAGCAAAATAAAAGAGGGTGACACTGTCATTTACCGTGACGACAACGGGGATAAATTAAAAGGAACTGTAATACATATATACACCTCAATTATGGGTTTGAGATGCGTAAAAATTAATAACTTTTATCTCAGTCGTTTAATTGATGATGTAACAAAAGGATAATATTATGAGAAACTATAAGATTACAAGTAACGGTTTTCTATTCATATATGAAAACAATCAATTAACAGCACGCTACTTTTACAGCAAAGGATGCGAGAAAATTTGGGAAGAAAGCGGATACGAAGGGATATAATTATGAGCGAGAAACAAGTAACACACACACCAGGGCCATGGCATTCTGATTTAATTGTAGGTTATGATGGGATGTATGAAATATACAAGAAACTTCAATGTGGAAACTGTCAGACTGTTGCAACTACACCGCTTGCAGGAAACGAAAAGGAATTAAGCGCAAACGCACGCCTAATTGCAGCAGCGCCTGAGCTTTTGGAGCAGTGCAAACTCTTTGAGAATTTGCTTAGTACTTTAATCATGGAAGGCCATAGTGGCGCGGATCTTGAAAGAGATAACTTGCGTGCAATCCTGGATAAGGTGGAAGGAGAAAGCGCATGAGCAAACTAACACTAATAGGAGAAAACGAGAATGGCGTTCCCTTTGCATCTCGCATTGTAAACAAGGGCGAGAAGTATGGTAGAAACTTTTGCTTGGTACATGATGGAGATGATCCCTTGGTAGAATTTTGGGATCTCAGGCATGAGCATGATTTAATTGCACCCAATGAAGAAATCAAAGGGCAATTTGTATCAAGGTATTACATTAAGACATTAAAAGGAGAATGCGATTATACGCATGGAGAACCTGCAACTGAAAGAGGGGTCAACCTTGATGGTGGCGTAGATGATTGGTTTGTAGATGCAGTGCAAGTAAGAAAGGCAATCACATGAGCAAACAAGACAACAATGACCTGCTCCCAAAGCTCGCAATGGGCATGGCGCTCTTCATAGCGCTCAAGTTCGTGCCGAAAGTGCTTGCATGGTGGCAGAAGAGAAACAAGAAACAAGGAGAAACTTAAACTTTTCCCTATACCCCTCTAAAAATCGTTTTGATACCCTGACATGGGTATACACCTTCTTTTTCAATCAAAACGCTTTCTAGGCTCTCTACGGGCTTCTAATGGCATACTATGAGTCACAATGTAAGTCACTTGTAGTCTCAAAATGGTTTCTTATCATGCAAACGAGCATCTACACGGGTCGAGAAACGACCTGTGGGCTTGGTAAAGGTTAGCTTGGCAGCACGCAACTCACCGTTCCTATTCTTAGCTACATTGCAAATAATGTCATCGCTGATTGGATCTGCTTCTGTTTCACGATGCAAGAGAAGCACGCAATCAGCATCTTGCTCTATTGATCCAGACTCACGCAAGTCGGAGAGCATGGGGTTTCTATTCTGTGACTCAAGCGCACGGTTAAGCTGAGAAAGGGCAAGCACAGGTACATCATAATTCATGGCAATCGCTTTCAAGGAACGAGAAATGTGGCTAACCTCTTGCACTCGTGAGTCATGCCCAGGTGAAGAGAGTAGCTGCAAGTAATCGACCACGATTAAACCAAGCTCGCCTTCAAGTCTTTGTTTAGCAATGAATGCCTCAATTGATTGCATGGTTGCTTGGTTATCATCCTTGAAAGTAATTGGCCATGATTGCATTGCTTGTACTTGCTTCTCAAGCTTTTGCTTATGCCCGGCATTGAGTAATCCCTTGCCTGTTGGCTTGCGTACACCACTGACATTGCTCAAGAGACGCGCACTGCACTCACTTGCAGTCATCTCAAGGCTTGCATAGCTTGCCCTTAAACCACGCTTTGCAGTCTCATAGGTCATTTGTATGGCAAGAGCAGACTTCCCTACTCCTGGTCTAGCTGCAAGGACGTACAGGCTACCCTTCTTGAATCCACCACCAAGTATTGCATCTAACTTTTCCAAGCCTGTTGGAATTGCTTGAGTACCACCTGCATCAATTTCGAGAAACTCGGCATATGCTTGCTTGCTTGCTGCACCACAACTTACCACGCCCTTCCTTTGAGAAAGGGACTTGGCAATGGTGTTAACAAATGTCTGGCTAATCTCTTCTGCTGGTTTACTTGCTTTGAGATCATCAGTTGCTTGCCATAATGCACGCTCCACGCTTCTCGTGTTGCGATACTCAATGAGATAATCGATATATCTGGAAATAGATCCACCACCATACTTCTCGCTGAGAAAGGTAACCTCATCTGCAAGCTCTGGCTTGGCAATGATAACATCAACCTCATTAGCAGGTGATAACTCAAGGCACGTTTCAAAGATCGAGGATCGATCCATGCTTGAGAAGTCATCCTTGGTAAGAGACTCACCTGCTTGTGCAGTTGCCACGCCACTCTCATCTCTGAGCATGGCAGACAACACTGCTCGTTCTGCTAATTCAAAATCAATCAAAATCGCAGACCCTTCGTGGTTTGGCTAGATGTTATTTTGCGAAGGTGTGGAAACTTTTCCTTCAACCAAGTTTTGCAAGCAGTACGAAAACAGGCATCCCAATCCAAGTATTTCTTGCCACCTGCATTTGCCCAATCTTTGAATGCTTCCAGCGCACCATCGTAATCGATGCCTGCTTTATCTGCTATGAGCTTGTCAGGTGAAAAATCAGCAGGCAATAATCTCTTTCCACGGGTCTTGCTTTTGACCTCAGAAATGTCAGTGGTGCTACATATATTATTATTAAGGTATTTCGCAAGAAATACCCGCGTGTGCGCGAGGCGAGGTGGAATACTGACCCAAATTAGGTCAGTAATAACTTGCCCTTTAGTTGTACCAGACTGCTCGCAGTAGGCATCTAACAATGCATGCGTTTCGTTGTTTATTTTAACTCGTAAATCTTGTTTTTCTGTTGTCATTTTTTATGTTCCTATGATTGCCAATGTCCATGCTAAAATCATCCACAACCAAGTGATTATTGCGGTGATAAACATGGCAGTAAATATTATCTTTTTCATTACATTATTAATTTTTCCCATTGTATTTTAGTGTAGGTGTTTGTAGTATGCCTTGCCTCAAGACTACCTTTTTAGCGTATTTTTTTATTGTTTCCACGGGGATTAGGTATGCTTTCTTGGGTTGTGTATCACCCTTTCCTGTGAACTGTCTGAGTGGTGGATTCTTCTCAATGATCATATCTTTGAGTCGCTTAGGAGTGATGAATATAAACTCATCCTTCGTGTCAAAGATCCACCAATCTGCTGTTGTTCCCATTAGCCCGGATGGTTTACCATACATCTCAATTTCCACCACTAGATTGCCGGAGTAATGAGCTTTCCAATCCTGTTTGACTTCGTATGCTTCCTTAGTATTCGCCAGGAAGAAATCAAAGCCTGTGAACTTACCTGGTATTGCGACAGGTTTATGCCCCTTGGATTGAAAGAACTCGATTAACTCTGCCTCACTTTGCTTGCCGATAGATAGGCTAGTGTCAAACGCTTGCATAAACTCTAGAGGGATAGTGCTTACCTAAATACATTCCAAATTGCTCTGGGCATGTTACTCCGTCCTTATCTATAAAAAGCCTAAACTTTTCTAGCTTTAACTCTAACTCTTCTTTTACTTGAGATATTCTATTACGAGATAGATTCCATTTTTTGGATAACTCGTTGAGTGGAATATCTTGAACTATATGTGATATTAAAACATCTGCTTCAATGTCAGATAGTTTATTAAGAAGTATTTGCATGTATTCCTTCTCTTCTAATGTTAATGGTTTAGAATCTTTTAGCATTCTATCCGTCTCAATATCTTTGTAATAGGTAAGATTGTTTTTTCGGACTCTAAACATTTCCGGCCATTCACTAAGTACATCAACGCAAATACCTCCATCTAAAAAAGCTAATTCAATCTTATCCACTTCTCCTTGGTAAGGTCTTGTCTTCAAGTTAATAATCTCACCAACTCTTGAAGGTTGCATTTTACATTTGCGTGCTAAATCCGACTGATTCCAATTAAGTTTTTGTAGAGCTTCCCATATAGCTCCATGCTTAATCTTTACTACTGCTGCTATCTTCATCCCAACTCCCCTCATTTAGTA